CGGAGTGAATGGCGCTCGACTTGCCGCAGCCGCTGGGTCCGACGAGGATGATGTAACTTGTCGGGGTCCACTCGAACAACCCCATTCCCAGATATACCTTCCCTTGCAGGGCCGCCGCGATGGTACTCACACCTACCCAGTAATTGAAAATGGCCGGCGGTTCTGTCGCTGCGGTGTAGGCCATGTACGCCTTGAGCCAGTTCTCAAAGTGCCGTGCCACTCTTAGCCTTCCCTTTCACGACGGGCGCGAGCACGGTTGCCGGTTCGAAGTGGGAGCAGGTGTCGATAGCGAACTGAGCGGGGTATTCCCAGGAGCCGGTCCAGACCCGCGGGTTGAGGGTGCAGAGGCCGACGTCTACGTTGCGAGCTGACCAGTTGCTGCAGTTCTTGCAGATCTTGTCCACGCTATTCGTCCTCCTTGCAAGCGGGGCACGAGGCAACGCCGCGCCACGATGGCATGCCGCAGGTGAGGCAGACGAAGCTCACGATGCCCTGCCGACCCCAGTGTTTGAGGAAAGCTACCTGTTCTGGAAGAGAAGCCTCCTTCCACTGGGCGTGGGTGAGGCTGTCGAGCGTGGTGCCCGCCGGGATAGTGCCGGTGCGTGCCTTCCATGGTTCGCTCACTTCGCCTCCTCGCGTGGTTGCCATCTTCCGCACCAGTCCTCGTCGTAGGTGAGAGGCCAGCCCCAGTCGTCGTGGTCAGTGTCGTTGCGCACGGGCGGGTGGATGCGGCACAGTCCGCTGTTGCGCTTGTCGTACCAGTGGGTGGTGGCGTCCCAGAAGTCGCAGGTCTGGCAGGCGCGCTCCATGCTACGCCTCCTCCCGCGGGATCTCGACGACCGCCTGCTTGTCACCGGCCACCACGTCGAAGCGGTCGCCGCGGAACACGAGCGTGACGGGCTTACGGGAGCCGTTGACGATGAGCTTGCGCCGCCCTTCGATGTCGAGTTGGTGGAAGGGGGGCACCTTCACCCGGTCGCCGGAGTTGAATTCTTTTGTCATTCGGCCATCCCTCGCGCTGCGATTCTCGACATGATGGCCTGCTCAGAGTCACCCGCTTTGCGCCAGAGCGTAACGTCGTCGGAGGTGACGGGCAGGTAGGGAAAGCCATGATCGTCGGGGCCGCCGAGGTGCAGGGCGGCCGGATACCCGCAGGTCAAGCACTTCGACACGTACTTCACCGGGCCGATGCCCTCTATCTGGCAGATGGTGCATCGCCACTTGCCCGGTTCCAGGTTCTTCCACTCGTGCAGATGCTCTTTCGCTTCGCCGGAATTTTCCGGGGATTTCGGGATCTCTTCTGCCATGTGCTTCTCCTACGACCTCAGTCGTTGCCATCTTTCTGCCTCTGCGGCGACATCCTCTTCGCCGAGGATGTGGAATTGGACAGCTACCTCTGCGATGGCACGCTTCATTGCTTCTTCGTTGGCTACGATCTTGTCGACTAGGTGTGCCAACTGCATCTCTGTTTCATGGAGATGCTGGAACACGAACTTACTATCAGCTTCGGACCAACGCTCTCCCTCGCGGGATGTGACCCGCCGCCAAAATTCTGCGCGGCTAACTGTGGTGCTCATAACTTCAATCCTTCCTGGTCTTCTCGATTCTCGAACTTTGCGAACTGTTTTAGGAACTGCATCTTCGCTATGCCGGTTGGGCCGTTGCGCTGCTTGGCTACGATCACCTCGGCGATTCCCTTCAACTCTGTCTCTTCAGGCTTGTAATACTCAGGCCGGAAGATGAACCATACTGCGTCGGCGTCCTGCTCCAGACTTCCTGATTCCCGCAGGTCACTGAGTTGTGGCCGGTGGTTCCCGCCGGGGCGCGTCTCCACTGACCGGTTCAACTGGGAGAGTGCAAGGACCGGCGTCTGGAGATCCTTCGCCATGAGCTTCAGCGCCCGTGAGATTCCGCTTACTTCCTGGGTGCGGTTCTCCCTGCTCTTGCCACCCATCAACTGCAGGTAGTCGATCACGATCAGGTCGAGACCCTTGGTCTGCTTGAGGCGGCGGCACCTAGCCATGATGTCGAGCACTGACATGTCCGACCGGTCAGTGACAAACAGCGGCCACTTCGAAACCATCGCCGCCGCGCCTTGCAGGGTGGTCCGCTCATCCCGGCTTAGATACCCCAAGCGGAACCGCTGTAAGTCGACCCGCGCCTCCGCGCAGATCATGCGCGTGATCAGTTGGTCGTTCGACATTTCGAGCGAGAAGATCGCCACTACCTTGCCGCGCTCTGCCGCATCCGCTGCGATGTTCATGGCAAGCGCGGTCTTTCCCATCGCCGGTCGACCGGCCACGATCACCAGATCACCAGCATGAAGACCCGCAGTCATGTCGTCGATCCGGTGGAACCCGGTCTGCAGTCCCTTGATCCTGCGTAACGGGTCGAGGAATGCGCTGTAGCCGCCGGGGTAGGCGTCCATGACCTGCTCCGGTGTCAGGAGATCCCCGGCGTTGCCGCCGAGGTCCAGGTCGAACAGGGCACGCTCTGCGCCCTTCACAATCGAGGCGGCTGGCTCGTTGTCCATCATCGTCCGCTCGATCATGGCGTGCCACTGCAGGATCAGTTGGCGCTTGACGGATTTCTCCTTGACGATTGCCGCATAGGCACCGAGGTTGTAGATCTCGGGCAGTCCGTTGTCGAGCGAGTTGAGGTACGCGATCCCGTCGACGCTCTCAAGCTGCCCCCGCTCCTGCAGCAGCCGAGCCACGGTGATCCGGTCCACCGCAGTCCCGGCCTCGTTTAGCTCCAGCATCGCCGAATAGATGCGCTTGTGTTTATCCAGGCTGAAGTCGGATACCCGCAGGGCACCACCCACCACCGCCAAGGCAGCGAAGTCGAGCAGGATTGAGCCGAGGATTAGCATCTCCACATCCGGCACCGCCGGTAGCCCACGTTCGAAAGTGAGATCCCGCACACTCTACCCAGCCTCCGCGTCGGCTTCTGCCGCTTCGGCTTTCCAACGGGCGATCTTAGCTGCGTGCTCGGCGATCTCCCGCTCGATCCTGGCTTCCTCGTCCGGGTTAGCTAGCACCGCAGCAACGGGTGGCCTCTTCTGTGGGCGCGTGATCACCCTCTCCCATTCGCCCTGGAGGTATCTGGCTGGCGAGGTTACAAAGTTGGGTTCACCTGGATTCCAGATGCCGAACTCGATACGCCGGTGAATCCCTTGGACGGCGGCAAGTTTATCTTCGAAGGCGAGGACTAGATATGCCGGGTAAGCTTCGGCCAGTTCCTTCGGCAGGACGTTCGGCTTGGCTTGGTGGTAGGCCGCTACGAAAGGGAAATAATTCTCGTCGTTTTCCCACTCAGAAACAGACTCAGAAACAGAGACAGAGCGCCCGCCCGCGCGCGAGGGTGTTTCAGAAACGTTTCGCTTCCGTTTCCGAAACTTCCTAACCCGTTCCGTTGAGCTATCGGATTCGAACTGGTGATCGGACCAATCGTGCACCACCCAAGTACCGTCGACCTGTTCCAGGAAACGTTGCGCTGTCAGTTCCGAAACGATCTTTGAAACGGTAGGTAACGGCAGGTGGAGTTCCCAAGCTACGTCCTCCAGCGGAGGTAGGCATCCGTTGTTCCTACAGGCGAAGGCCCATAGGTTGATCAGCCACTTGAACAGCGGCGGCGGTAAGGTCTGGAGCTTGCGGTTGCGGAGTATCGAGGCGGGTCCGTCCGCGTGAATACGAAACCAAGTCTTTGGCATGCCCTTCCTAATCTGGCTCACCGGGGGCGGGCTGGATTAGGCAGCCCGCCGTAGTCCCGGCAGATTCCGTCGAACAGCGTGGGAGCTACCCTCGCTGCTTTGGCCGACGGATAATTCTATATCCTAGATGCTCTTCATATCAAGGGTTTTACGATGAAGCACACAACTCTTCAGGCGCAGGCCGAGTGCGGTGCGGACGAGCACCTGGAGCTTGAGATTCTCCGGGGCGAGGCGCACCCGGCTGCCGAGGGTGGTGACCACCACCGAGCCATCGTCATCGGCATGCGAGGCGATGGCCGGCATGCGGGTTTCTTCGAGCACGTTCAGGATGATCATTCGTATTCTTTCCTGCCGGTGAGAGCGAGGAATCCATAGAGGCAGAGCGCAAACAGGAACACGATGGTCCAGGCGGCGAACCAGACCGCATTGTGCACAACTGTGCGGTAACGACGGGGAGGAGGGGGGACTTCGGTTTCGCCGGATTTGCGGGGTTTTTCAAGCTCTTCGTAGTCCTGCTGCGTTAGGCCCATCGGCTTCATGGTGCACATCGGCGGATCTCCTCGGCAAGCCGGGTGAGCAGCGCCGGCTGGATGAGCGTAGGCGGCAGGCGCCATACCCTCCAGGCGAGGAAGCTTGCCTCGTTGTATTTCTCGACGTCGTGGAGAAAGCCGGTCATCCGCATGTGGCGGCCGCGCTTCTCCCCCTCGCAGATGCCGCCCTCGATCTCGACGGCAATCTTCGCTACCGGCCACGCGAAGTCGAACCGCCACAGGCGAGGGCAGAAGCGGTACTCCCGCTCGGGCTCGGGTCCGCCGAGCACCTTCCACGCCAGGGCGAAGCGTTCCTCCGGCTCGCTCTTAGCCTTTGGGATCTTGCTTGCCATGCAGTTTCTCGAGCAGCCCGTGGACTTCCGCGGCCACCCAGCCCGCGGCGTAGGCCAAGCGGTAGGCTACCCGCTCCCCCCATGTGAGGGGGCGCACCGTGACCTCTTCGCCATCGACAGTAAGCACTCTGACTGGTTTCATATTCCCCTCGTGAACAGCTGCTTAGCATTCTCTTCGGCATCGAGCCGCATCTGGATCTCTTCCCTCACCTCGACCAGCCCGTCGGCGGCATCCTGCAGTTCGGTATGGAGCAGGCGGTCCGGCCGTTCGACGATGGGCAGGCGGTTGGCCGCCCGGTCGAGGGCGATGATGGCGGCGCGCACTTTGTTCAGGTGGTCCTTCGTCATTTGCTTTCTTTCCTTCCGGGAAAACGGTACTGGTAGCGGAGCTTGGCATTGATGCGGCGCCTCTCGATCCTCTCCGGCGTCATCTGGCGCGGCTTTTGCTTGGGCTTGGCCGGCGCGGCGAAGGGGTTCTCCTCATTGGTGGGGCGGCGCCGCGGCACCGGCTTGCCCTCTTCGATGGCGATCATCACCTCGTCGGGGATCTTGTCCTGACTGATCTCTCCGTAACCGGCTGCAATTAATTTATTAAGCTGTTCGAATCTGCGCTTATCGGTAACCCCGAGGGGCAGTACCTGCTCTACCGGAGCCACCCCTCCAGCCTTACCTAAGCCGAAGCGTTTCAATAGAGCAGGTAACACGTTGATTTACCTCACTTTACTGTCAGTCTGTTCTTGCCGAAACGCAAGTCGCATCCTGGTATCTCGCGGCCCTGCTTGATGGCCTCCTTCAGGGCGCTCTTGGAGGGATTGAATGTGGCATCGCAGTCATGGATGTGCCCGGCTTCGGCCAATGCCCGGAACATGGCGGCGGGCATCTTGACGGTCACCGTTTGGAACTCATCGGGGATGAGCGTGGCATCGGTGATCTCGACCGATTCCGGATTGGCCTGGATCGAGAGCGAGCCGTTGTCGGCCTCGACTTTCTTCTGCCCCGACAGTTCGATGCAGCGCACCAGGTAATCCTTGAAGCGGGCGAGGCCGGACTCGAGCGAGCCGCGCCAGGCAGCGATGCGGTTCTCCTCGGCCCGGGCGCCGGCAATCTGCGCCTCGATGTGGGAGATGGCGCGGATGCAGTTGCCGCGCTTTTGAATCGCTTGCTGCGTCTTCTCGAGGAAGGCAGCCTGGAAGGCGGCGAGCTGGTCCTCGGGGACGAGCGCCTCTGAGTCAAGATAAGCTTTCAATTCCTCTTCGATGTGATAGAGGGAGAGAGACTTGGTGTCAGACATTGTCAGTGCCATCAGCCAAGGCTTCCCAGGCCGGATTCTCTTCTGTCTCAGGGGGGGGAGGCGGGCTAGCAACCTGCGTGCAGTAGTCATACAGAGCCTTGATAACTTTGCGGATCTGCCCGCGGGTTTTGCCTTGCAACTCGTTGCCGTGCTGCATGCCATGCGAATTGATAATGCGGTAATAGTCGGCTTCCGAGCCCACCAGCTCGTTGATGATTCCTTTGAACCCGGTGACGATCGCCACGGTCTCCGCGAAACCGGTCGCCTGCGCGTACAGTTCGGCGAGGCGCGGCTCGATGTCCGGGAGGGGCGCCGGTAGAGGCCTGGCCTCCTCGACGCGCCTGGCGGGCACCGGAGCGGGCGGAGGGGCGGGTTTGGGTGGCATGGCCTTGACCGTAGGCTCGGGCGTGTGGGCGTCGGCATCCGGCGTCTCGCCTTCGGTGGGGATGCAGAACGTCTGGAGGCAAGCGTACTTGAAGGCCGCGCTCATCGCCTTGTTGGTGGCCTTGTCGCCCGAGTCCATCGCCTCGCCGTACATGCGGCAGGTATGCCGGGAGTTATCGACGGCACTGATGAAGTCGAACTCGACGCAAACGGTGACGCTGTACATGATGCCGCCCTTGGCCGTCTGGCGCTGCTCCGAGGTGCGTTCGATCATGCGCGGAATGATGCAGAGCTTATGCTTGGCGAGTCCGCCGGCGAGCGCGTTGTAGACATCGTCGATGCCGCGGAAGGCGAATCCTTGCTGCTCGTTGCGGCGATCCTTGCCGATCCCCTCGCGCGAGAGAGCCTCGGTGATGGCGTTGATCGCCACGTAGACTTGCCGGGGGCCGCCGAGGGTCTGGACCTCGGCCAGACCCATCTTGGCGGGCAGGTTATCGGACATCGACAAGCACCCCGTCCTGTTCGGACACGCCCGCGGGAGCCAGCTCGCCATCGGAGTCGCGGTCGAGGTGGGCGGCGATGGTTTCCATCTCGCCGAGCGCCTTCTCCATCTGGCCCATGATGTGGGCGATCGCGGCGGGCTTGAAGAACGTGGTCATCTGGTTGCCGTCGCCGTCGGAGATGGTGAACCAGGCGAAACCCTCGCGGGTCTT